CACGCGCCGAGGAAATGAGCGCGTGAGAAGCCGCAGGAGCGGTTTTAATCGCTCGGGCTTGGTTCCCCCTCGCTGGAAGGGGTTTCGCTCGCCTGAGGCGAGCTAGCGCCGCCTGAGGCGGCTGGTGGTGCTGCTGGAGCACTACCTGATCGCGGCCCCGAATTGACTCGGGGACGTTGAATGCCCGGTTTCGCCAAGCCGGGCAGGACTTTGTGCAGTTTATCGACGTTTTCCGGATCGTTGACGAATGCGAAGAATTCGCCTGGATCGTTGTTAAACTCTTTTTTCAGTTCGCCAGGCAGCTCGTCGAAGATCTGCTTGCCTCGCGCCAGGGCGAGCTGAGACTCCATGAAATCGAAATCGGAGTAGTCGCCGTATTGGCCTTGCCATTTCTCAAGGTGAGAGAGGGTACCTTCCCGCATATGCTTGGCAAGGAGGCGGTTGATGTCGGTCGAATCTTTGAACGCCTGGACGGTACGTCCGTCCGTGTAGTCGCGTTTGGGTCTCGGAAGAAATGACATTTTTTAATCCTCGAAGATAGAGTTGGAGTCCGCGCGCTTGGGGTCCCAGGCGCGCATAATCATGTCGACCAGGTCGAGCGAGTTCATGATAATCGAATCCCGCGCCTCGCCGACATCCTGTCGCAGCGAGTCGACGGTTGCGAATCCGTCCTCGATAGCCTGAATCATTGCGGCTACGGTAGCGTGGTAATCGCTACGAAGCTGAGCTGCCATCGAAGCCCAATCCTGCTCGCGAATATACCCGAGCAGATCCGCGCCGATACTGGAGATCTTTTCCGCGTTTGAGGTCAGCTCAGTGCGAACCCGCATGAGGTCGATTTCGTTACCGACTGTCGCGATTCCCCTGGCGGTAGTTCCGGCTTGTTGCGCGCCGACAGTAGCGGCGGCGCCAACATTTCCGACGGTTGCCATGGAGCCAGGTGGAGTCGAGGCGTCGAATTTTCCCGCCAGTATCGGATTTATCCCTGCCGCTTCCAGATCCGCCATGCGGCGTTGAACGGCAGTATTGGACATCCTTTCCTGGAACATCCTGTTTTCCCTCGCGAGCTGGATATTCATGCGGTTGGCATCACGCTGGCCGGATGCGCCTAACATGCCGCCGGCAAGAGAGCCGGCGGCGGTGATGAGAGGACCGAGAGGGAAAACCATCAGAAGTGATCCAGGTTGCCAGGTACACCGAACAGCGGCATCGGCCGGGCGCATTTCATATCGAAATAGGCATCGAAGATGAAGTGGGGCTCGTTTGCCAACGCAATTGCGCGGTCGAGAGGATCGCCGGTGTTGGAGGTGATGAAGCTGGAGCCGAGCGTGGGAAGTGCTGAGAACTCTTCCGAGAGATGCCACGTCTCAAGGGTTCCGGTAACGCCTGGCCGCATCAGCCCGGTGATGCGAGAGGGTTTATAGCGGTATTCCGCGTGGCGCTCCTGGTAGCCGAACACGGCAATGTCGGTAGCGCTTCCCTGGTAATAAATCTCGCCGTTAAGGACAGCTTGCTCGCCAATCTGCGAGAGCACCGGGTAGTAGAAATCGTATCGCGTATCGCGTGACCACTGACGTTCGAGACCCTGGGAATAGGTTTGATCGGAGCGGACGTTGACAATGCCAATAATCCACCCGTGCTCGGTGAACGATTTCGTGAATCCGTGGGAACCCGAGACCGTGCCGAAACCTGCTAGGTTGCCGAGTATGTCGTCGGCCGCGGGGGTCGGCTGTCCGCTGGTTTGAGCAACGGGCGTGACGTTAACAGGCTCAGAACCGCCGCCCAGGAACTCAGGACGTTGGACACGATAGTCGGGAACGGTTACGCCAAAGTGCGCCAGGATGGTTTCGTTGATACGCGTGCCAGCTCGCGCGTCGCGCTCTAGCAACCTTTGCGTCTGGAATGCCAGGCGTAGATCGTTGATGGTTGCGGCGGTGGCAGTCGAGAGATCCGTGTAGAGACTGGCAGCTTCTGTAGTTGTCGTGGCGTTAAGCCGAACGTTTCCACCAGCTGTCCCGTCCGTATCCATGCGCTGGAAGTCCGACTCAGCGTCGGAATATACGCCGAACGGGTTTGCCAAAGCGACCGAGCTGGGGACGTGAACCAGGGCCGAAGTACCAAGCGGTAAGTCGACAGCATCGCCCTTTTGAGGCCACGGCAGACAGGACGTGAAGTAATCATGACGCTTTCCTCTGAGCAAGGGGACTGAAGCCCAACCAACGTCTGTATCGCCATCCGGACCGCCATCCGTCGGCACCGTGACAGAGTCCTGAAGATTCTGATCGCGGAACCACTCGTTGTAAATCAGACGGTAAGCTCGGAACGGAAGCGCGGAAGCGCGCAGATCGGTAGCGGTTCCATCGAATCCAATGGGCAAGCCCATGTAGTCGCCCACGTCACCGACGGCGACGGTACTCGCGCCGCCTACTCTGGGAACGGTGACATCGATCGAGTCGGCGGGGTCGGTTTGGGCACCCAGCAGGGTTTCCCAATCATCCCAAAGCAGTCGATTAGGGACGTAGAAGAAGAAGCTGTCCAAGAACATGTTATCCATAATCGGATGGAGCGGAGTCGCCAAGCGGCCGAAGAACCGCATATTGACGTTGAAGGTATCGCCTGGCAGAACTTCGTCAACCAGGACGGGTATCAGATAATCCGCGTCGAAGACGGTTTTATAACCGTGACTCCGATTGAAACTGGACCTGGGTATCTCCGCACGCGGCACCTGGGAAAAGGCATGCGTTTGGATGGACGGTAGATTGCTCATTCTTTCGTTTCCTTTTTCAGATTACGGGCGCTCGAATATGCTTCAAGAGCCGTGATAAGAGTTTCCACACTTTCCGGAGTAAGTTTCGCGTCAGCATCGTTGAAAATACCTATTCTGCAAAGCGCATAGTCCTCGGGATGTTTCCCGATTTCGTGATCTGCATCCGACGCTATGTCCGTAAAAGTCCGTATTGCCTGAGCATCAGACTGCAGAAAGAAGGGGCGAGTGTAAGCGCCAGCAGCGCTATCGAAGATGGAATAAATATTAAGTTTCATTTTTGTTTTCCTCTACTGTTTCGAGTATTAGTTTGCAGATCGCTTTAAGCGGAACTGCGTAGTTTACGGCGAAGTCCTCCGCCTGATCGAGCCGGACGACGATATTCCTGTCGAAGTCCACGCCTCTGAATATAGTGAGGCGGTTTTTTTCCGCATCGCGGATATAGTTAATTTGTAGGTCCATTAAGATTCCGAACGCGCATGTTTTTGAGATCCAAAGCATCGAGCTTTACCTGGTATTTTGCCTGGAGCGCTTCGGGAGTGTATTGCTTTTTTTGCTCTCGTGCGCGGTCCGCGCGATTTTCTTTAATTATTGCCAGCGCTTCCGGGTCCATTGTTTCCAATAGTTTTTCGTAGTACCTGGGAATTTTGTAGTACATACCCTTTCCAGGGACGGGCGTTTGATCGTACGCCTTGAAGTCCTCGGCGAACTCCTGAAAGAACGATTTACCCAGGCCGTTACTCGAAGTCGAATATTCGGGCTGTAGTGTGATTAGCTCCCCAGTTTCCGGAACCACTCTAAGGTAATGTTCCTCGGCGGCTTTCCCGGTAATTTTTTTCATGACGTAGCGGGAACAGTAGGCCGCAGTGTTCCAGGTGAAGTCGGAGACCGTAGAGTGACCAAACGGCCAAAGTTTGAGGAGCGTGGGGGAGACGTAAAGGGTACCGAACTCGGTTTCACACAGCGTTTCCTTATCGCCAAAATCGAGATTGAAAAAGCACGCGTGATAGTGGGGGCGTTGAAGCTGCTCGCCGTACTCGCCACAGTGATAGTACTTTATCTTCTGGGGTTCGAGATGACGCCTAAGTCTTTTCATGAAGTCCTGGAAATGTTTCTTAACCAGGGTTCCCCCATAGGGGAGTGACTCGTCGTTGTAGGTGAGCGTAACGAAGCAGTTATGTTCGTGCTGATGACTTTCGTGAACCATTCTATGCGCCCACTCGGCCGAGCGGGCCAATCGGCAGCCGAGGCAGCCGCCACAGGGAACGGACATTTCACCGACTGAATTGTCGGGGCTGGTCTTGAATTCGCCTGTCGCACCTCGCCAGCCTTTCAGCGGCGAGTAACAGGTCACAGACGAATGCCGCCTCGCATGGGGGCCGGTTGAATGTTCCGGTAGTTCGTCTTGGTCGCGTGGCGGG